CCGAGATCCAGCCGGGGAGCTGGTTCCCTCCGAGTGCTGCCCGCAGATATTCGGCGATCGCCTTGCCGTCGGCGCCGAGCAGATATTCGTCGTCGAACGATACGAAGAGATTCGACCGCTTCGCGCCGACGATCGGGAAGAGTTTCCGGCTCAGCTCCTTCGCCATGCGGATCTTGTGAGGCGCGACCGTGTAGCGGTCGAAGCCGAGCGCCATCTGCTCGACGCCGGTCCCCCAGGACGAGCTTTTATCGACCTCGCAGATCATATGAGGCGGCACACCGAAGATCCGGGCGACGTCGACGGCCGAATAAGACAGCAGCTCGAGCAGCTGCGCGTCCTTGGCGGTGATCGCGACCCGCGACCACGTGGCGCCGTTCTCGAGCAGCAACGGATTGTGCGCATTGGAGACGCCGGCGGCGCGGTTCTTTAGGTACGCCTTGAAATCGGCCCGCTGCTCCTTCGAGATCGACCCACTGAACCCGAAATAGTCGTTGGTGAGGAGCCCGCGCTCGAACTGGCCCGACGTATAGTCGCGGGTGGCTAGGCCGATGCCGATCGATTGCGCGTGATGCTCGATCGTCGAGAGCGCGCGTAGCCCGTCGTAATTCTGTCCGGGGCCCTTGAAATGGAAGACCTGCGAGGAGTCGAGGAACTCAGTCGACCCGTCAAAATTGACGAAGCGGTACCACTTGACCTTACCGGACCAGTAGACCGTCACCCGCCCCGGGTGGAAATAGTCAAAGTCGTGGACGACGCCGTTGCGCGCCTGCCGGATCACTGCGTAGCCGTTGCCGCGTAGCATCATCGCCATGCCCTGCAGCTCGATGAACTCGGGCGCTGACGTCTCGTCGTTCGCCTCGTCGACGAGGAACCGCGTGTATGGATGGTCGTCGACGCGCTTCTTTGAGCCGTTCGGCAGGCGCTCGTAGATCCCGATCGGATTGCACATCATGGCGCCGGCGATGAGCGTCACACAGCGCCAGACGGCGGAAAGCCGCATTGCCGTCTCTGGCGTTACGACCATACCAGCTGCGGTCTGACCGCCGCCGAACCACTGCATCGCTTCGCCGTCGCCGCCCTGGATGATGCGGCCGCTGTCGATGGAAGCGTTGACGGTCGGCGCCGCGGTGATGTCCCGCCCGAACGAGATCTTACCCACGCAGTTGTGGCCTAGTCGTCGCCCTCGAGGTCGACGAAGAAGGAACCTTCATATGGCGCCTCCTCGGCAGACGTTGAGACGGCGCCCATGGCCATGACCATGGCGACCATGCCGTCGATGCGGCCGGTCGATTTGGCTTTGTCGAGCTTCCGGTTACCCGCCGGATCCTTGATGACGACCGCGTTCGCCGCACACATCGTCATCACCGGGTTTCCGCCGTGGCGGACCTGCTCGTTCAGGAAGGCAATCTCGGTTGTATCCATTGCCGGCGCCATCGACGCGTAGCCCTGGCCGAACGGTTCGAACGGGAGCGCCACGCCCAGCTTTTGCATCTGCGCTTCGAGCGTCTTGAAGCGGAAGCGGTCGTAGGCGATCTTCGCGACCGGTATGCCGTCGCAGATCTCGCCGATCTTCCGCGCGATGTACTCATAGTCGACGGCGACGCCCGGGACGGCTTCGATGAAGCCCTTGTCGGCCCAGACGTCGTATGGCGCCCGATCGCGTTTCGCGTGGTCGCTCAGCGTGTTTGCCGGCTTCCAGAACCAGGCCTTCACGTGCCAGACGCCGGCGAGCAACGCGATGAGCACGAATGCGCAGAGATCGGTCGTCTCGGCGAGGTCGAGGCCGCCGTAGACCGGACCTATGCGGAACGCCTCGTCGTCGACGGGACCGTCCGTCTTCTTCCAGATCGCCGGCGGCAGGAACGGCGAGAAGCGGTTGACCCGCTGGTTCAGGTAAAGGTTGCGAAAGCCATTCTCGAACGACGGCATCCGCGCCGCTTTGTCGGCCGCCGCACTGAGTTCCACTTGACTGCGAAAAAGGCCAAGCGCGGGGTTCGCCGCCGCCTGGGCCGCGACGTCGGTGACCTCGCAGCCTGCAGGCCCCTCGTAGACGTGGCACACAATCTTGGGATCGCCGGATCGCCGCGCATCGTCGATCCGGATCGAAAGCATGTCGGCGTCGGTCGGCGCCTGGGTTGAAATGATGATCTTGAGCGCGTCGTCGTAGGCGCCCTGCGCCGTCTCGATCGCCTCGATGAAGTCGTCTTGCGGCCCGCGGACCTGACCCATCTCGTCGAAGATCGCGAGGACTGGCGAAAGGCCGTGCGCCGTCGATCCGTCCGCCGCTAGGGCGCGGTATTCGACGTTCATGGCCAGCCCGATGAGCCGCTTTCCAGACGGCACGATCCGGACCAGCTTCGAGAGGTCCGGGCTCAGATTGATCATCTTCGCCGCGAGGTTGAAGACGAGTGCGGCCTGGTCGCGCGAGCGGGCGCCCGACACGATCTGGCTATTGAGCCGCGCTTCGGGACCCGCGATGTGCGCGAGCATGATGCACGCGATCACGGCGGACTTGCCGTTCTTCCGCGCGATCGAGAGGATGCCCTCCGTCGTGCCGACCGGATTGTCGTAGACGTCGAGGATAAACTTCTTCTGGAAGGGCACGAGCCGGACCGGCTTACCGACCAGCTTGCCCTCCGGAACGAGACAGTAGCGCTCGATGAACGCGATGACGCGCTCGCCGCGAGTCACGGCGGGTTAGTTCAGGCGCGGACGCGCAAGAAGGTCGTCGCCATCCCCAGCGAGCGGATTGTGCCCGCCCTCGATTTCCTTGGCCTGCTCGCGCCGCTTGGTGACGTCGCGCTGCTCGCCGTTCTTCGAGCGGTTATCGAGCCCGAGCGCGCGCCGCAGCGTCACGATGCGCCGTGCCAGCTTGTCCGACGCGCCGATCGAGGCGATGAGGTCGTCGATCTTGATGTTTCCGCCGCGGTCGACAGTGGCGCCAGCGATACGCTCGGCGTCTGCCATCGCGCGAGCAAGGTTCGCCGCTACGGCCAGGTCGGCCTCGGTCCATTCGCTCTTTGCGCGCTCCGCGATCACTGCGTCCCAAAAGGACAGATCACCGCGGCGGATCTTCAAATGCTTCGGCGGCGACAGGTCGCGCGCGGCCGCAGCCATCGTCGCGACCGCGCCGGCTGCGCTGTCGATGCGCTGGCGTCGAGGCATGGTCACCATCCCTCCGCCGCCGGCCGCCGAAGCAAAAACTGTATTAGCGATTGAAATCGGGGATCACACGGTGTCCGGCGTCAGGCCGCCCAAACTTTCGACCCGCCCCACCCCTCGACCGCCCGAAAACGTCCGCACAGGGGACGCCTGACAGCCCCCGAGCGCCGTTCCGCAGCCGCGCGTCAACGCGAGACCTCCGCGCGATCGCTGTGCTGTGCGGCCTCTGTGGCGCCGCGCTTAGCCTCCGATCGCCGACCGGTACCACGGATGCGACGGATCGAGCGGCATCCCGGTATGGTCGCAGCCGCCGAGGCCGCGGGCGCGTTCGGTCGCGAACTGCTCCGCGGTGACTTCGAGGTGGCACGGCACGCACAGGTTGCGCGTGTTGCTGTCCTCGTCGCTTCCGCCGTGATCGAGCGGCTTGATATGGTCAACGCGCGTCGCTTCGCTAGTGCGTCCAGCCGCCGTGCAATCCCATCGTCCGGCGCAGTCGACGCAAACGCTGCGCCTGACCAGCGCGACCGCGAAGGCGCTTAACGGGTTTCGAGTTCACGTCTGCGCCCGAGCTCGTAGAAGCGCGTGAAGCCGATCACGTTGTCCGATGCCGCGATCGCGTGGACGCGGTCGGCAAGCGTCAGTGCTTTCATCCGCTCCGTTCGAGCGATCACGATGTCGTGTGTTGCACTCATCGTGTGTGAACCAGCCAAAGCGCTATCGATGCGCAGACGAGCGGCATCGACGCTGCCCAGGCGAGCGCGATCGTCAGCGCCGTGTCGCGCATCACTTGCGACCCTGCAGTCTGACGAGGCGATCGGCTATCTGCATCATCAAGCGCTCGGCATCGATGCGTGCGTGGTATGCATCGGCAACGTTGCGCGTCGTGCTGCTTTGGCGGAGCTCGACGGCACCTTCGCGCAGATCGATGATGACCGCGGCAATGCTGTCGCCGGCGATGCTCGATGTCGGGTAGCGATCGGCGACGGCTGCCATATCTCACCTCCGACACACGGACGTTGCTGACCGCTGCTATGGCAGCGTCGACCAATGGAGGTTCGAATGTCCGAGCAAGCCGAGTATCTCAGCGAGCGGATCGAGTTCGAAGACGAGATGGTAGCGATGGCGCCGTCAGATGAAGCGCGCCGGATCCATGAAGAGTTGGCGATGCACTATCGCAGCAAGCTGGCGCTGTTGAACGCCGAACCGGCGCCGCGCAGAAAGCTATCGCTCAGGCGGTGACGTGCTTGACGCTCCAGAATACGGCTTCCTCGACCTTGGTCTTGGCGAGCGACAGTTCGCGGCTCGCGCCGATCTTCTCGATCTCGGTCAGGAACGCCGCGCCGGCATCCTTGAGCGCGACCATCTGCGCCTTCTCGACGTCGCCGAGCACGCGATACTGGTGACGAACGGCGTTGTTCGCGGTCCGGGCATCGGATGCGCTGAAGACTTGGTCGGCCATGGGGATTTCCCAAATGTGAGGAAGTCTGAAACGCGAAACGCCCGCTAGCCGGTCCGGCCGCGGGCGCATCGATTACAACTGCGCCTCTACTGTCACTTAGCTGCGCAGCAGTCAAGCGACAGATTTGCTCTCGACTACATCGGCCAGCGACCACGAAAGCAACGCCAGCGTCGGCCACAGCACCATGCGGGCAATCACGTCCGCCCAAGGTTTCGACGGCTCCCAAAGCGCCGCTGCGGTCAATGCGACAGCGAGCGCGATGTGCACGACCGTCGCGGCGCGCAGGACGACGGAAAGCATCACAGCCCGTTGCGCATCGCTATGAGGCTTGCGGCGAACGCGACCGTCGTTTTTGCCGCATCGATCGCTGATCGCGCATTGGACGCCAGCTTCGAGCCGGCGACGCCAGCCTCTTCGTCGAAGCGACATACGTTTTCGAAGACGTCCCAATATGCACGCGGGATGCCACGCTTGATGCTGTCGAGCTCCGCCAGCGCCTCGCTCTGCGCCCATCCCAGCGGCGCATCGACCTTATCCGCGGCAGGATCGATCGCGCTCAGGCCGCCGTCCGCTTTATGCCAGAGATTGCGGCAATAACGGATCGCCATTTGCTGCGGCTCTTCGAACAGGCCTGCGCGATCATTGGCGATCCAGCGATCGACCGCAGTACCGCCGCGGTTGAGCATTACCTTAAACATGGACATGCGCTTACCGCCGAGCGAGCCGTCCAGATCTACGACCGTACCCTCCGCGTAAATGCCGTGTTGGGCTACGAACTGATTAACGAGCGGATCTTTCGGCATCCGCGTTGCAGCTTTGGTTTTCGGCTTCCTGCGCGGTCGCGCCATAACAACCCCCGGCAACGGAGGCGAAGATCGGCCTACGTTCACCCGCTTTTGCCGTCCAATTTCCAAAAGCTGCAGCCCCCAATCTGCCACCGTCAATCAAACAGTGGCGAGTTGCTCAATCAGGTCGGCGTCCGGGTCGCTTGTCGCTACCTCAACTTTATAGACATCGCCAAACTGTCGCAGCGGGCTTTCAACTATGGTCCAGCTGCGCTCGGCGTTCGCCAGACGCAGTTCCGCATCGCTCAACATCGCACCACGGTTGATCAGCAGGATAGAGCGGGCGACGCGCTTTCGGTACGTGAGGAAGCCTTCGGCTGCGAGCATTTCGACGTATCGCTGAACCCGCTTTGTCGCGATCCCCGCGAGTTGAGCGATTTCGTCGTGGCTCGGCGGATATCCATTGTCTCGGAAAAGTTGGCGGATCGCGGCGAGCACCCGCTGTCTCGTCGACGCGCCGTTTATGACAATGGCGGCATTAATCACGAAACCTCTGTTGCCTCCACGCCTGCACCGAAAGTCCTCAACCGCGTCCCTTCAATCTCCGCCGCGCTCGCTTTGTCAGCCGTTTCGGCGTCTCGTAATGCTCGATCTGCAGAGCAGGCGTACGAAGGTATGCCCGCTCATTCCAGCGATCGTCGGATTGCGCCATCCGAATAGAAAGGATCGGCAATGGCTCGCGATAACCATAAGCGCTCGGTTCGCGCTCTTTCCATAGTCGCTCGTTACCAGACGCAACGCCCTGCGCTCGCGCATCTATCTGCTCGCGCGTCTCAAACATCGGATGAAGCGGGCGGCCCGGAAACAGACGCGGGAAGTCGAGTGGCCAGCATCGAGCGTTGACGACATCCTGACCGATATCGATCGAGCACTGCTCGCAATACCAGCTATGTGAACCGTGGTTATACCACAGCGCCGGTTCATCTTGGCACTTCTCGCGGTTGCAGGCGCCACCCTCGTGGCCTTTGTTGGGTTTGATCGGCCCGTCGTAATTCGGCCAAGTCACGCCGTCTCCCCCACTATCGATTGCGCGGCGATGGCGGCGGAACGGAGCAGGCGCAGTTTCTCGCGATCGAACTCATGGAAGCTCGACGAGACCCCTGTCGAAACGAGAATGTGCGAGACGAACGGCAGAAACGCATCCACGTTGTCAGGCGTGATACCGCTCGCGATAGCCAGCGGAGCGCGTGGCCCTATGGCATCGCGGATCACCGCCAAATCCGACGGATCCGCCGCACAGCCGGTAGCCGGCCCGCTGGTCGTCGGAATGAACCCGAGCGCTACTGCTCTTCGCGCAGCTCCGCACGGATCGGGCTCATACTGCTGATATTTAAAGGCCACGGCGCAAAATACAGTGTGAGGGGCGGCCGATAAGAGGCAATTCAATCGCGCTGCTTCCCAAGCGGCCGATCCGCTGGTGTGGGTTAGCTGCTCGTCGGTCCATGTCGAATCGACGCCGACGCCGATGTTGCTGGTGACGGCAAGCCGCGTTTCCGTATTCAGATGATTGATGCCGACGTGGGCGTGAGGCCAGCGCCGCTTAATCGCCGAGCCGGCGAACAGAAGATCGGTATTACGCCCGCGCATTTCGATCAGCATGACGCCATCGCAGCCTGCCTCGATCGCGCGCTCGGCATTGCGCATCGCCTGATTATCATCCGCGTAATGGATGACCGGGATAATCTGCACAGACGCCTGACATGATTTTTCAACGAGTTTCACGATGGCTCCTCCGTTCGGTGTCACGATCGATTAGTTGGTAGATTGCAATCGAGCCCCGACCTCGGCCGGCGTCCACGCGTTTGGCGCGGCCGGCCTTTATGAGTTGCGCCATAGTGCGCGCTACGCTTCCCCCGTGATCGCAAGTTATCTCCGCCAGACGGGCGTTCGTAAGCGGTCCGTTCATCCGCAGCGCGACAATAAGATCCTTCGGCCCGCTCATCTCTGCACTTCGACACGCGTCAGCCGCCGATCGAGAAAGCGATGAGTGAGTTGCTCGAGACGGAAGAGGTACGACTCGGCGATCTGGCGCTCCTGAACACCACTCGACACGCCGATTGTCAGCCCTTCATCGCCGATCGCCAGCGCCGCGCTATCGAGCAGGTTGCGATATGGGCCCGCGCCGATCGTCGAGGCCGCAGCTGCCCGCCATGCTGCGATCGCCGGAGCCTCGCCCGCCTTCTCGAACACCAACGGCGCGGCCGGCGCGTTGGATGACGCCGTCGCGGCTTTTGCTGCCGCCTTCGCCCTGGATCCGAATAATTCGCGCTCGATCCATTTCAACGATCCGATCGTATCGTCCATCGGCAGCGCCTGTAGCGTCCGAGTGACCGCCGGCAGGATATCGCGCTCGAGATCGTGACCGCGGTCCAGCCAACCCCTCAGCCGGCTCAGCTCGTCGGCATAGCGTTTCCGGGATGGGTCCATCGGCAGTCCGGCCGCTTCGCAAACCCGGGCTAGCTGCCGATGCAGCGCCCCGCCGATCTCGTCCGGCTCAACAACCGGCAAAATCTCGCGCGCATCGACGTCGATTATATTCCCTGTCCCTGTCCCTGTCTCTCTCTCTATCTCTTGGAGCGCTTGTCCCGGGGGACTTTGACCGCTTGTCCCTAGGGACATTAGTGCCGTGTCCTCGGGGACAGGCGCATATCGAGCGGCCAGGAATTCTTCGAGCGTCGGCGCGGCGATAGCGGTGCCGTGCCGCTGGTTGTATTTCTTCACGCGGGCGCATTCGGTCCGCCACCGCTGCTCGACCTTCGCCCGCCACGCCTCCCGCACCTGTTCGGCCACGACTGGATGATAAAGGCGGCCGTCGCGACAGGTGACGAACCCGCGCAGTGCGGCGGTGCGATGTCGCTTCCATGTGCGATGATCGCGACCGAGCCCGACCAGGCGCATCAACACGGTGTCGTTGTCGGGCAGGCTTCCCGCTGGCAGCTGGTGCCACGACGCCGCCCACAAAAGCACGGCGTACCAGCACGCCTCCGGATCGCCTTCGGCCGCGAGGTCGCTATCGCGCAGCCGCGAGACATGCAGCGGCATGAACGGAAAGTCCTGCAGATCACTATCGGCCGGCGTCAGCGGCGCGGGCAACATTTCACTCAAGCTAGTCGCCCCTTGGTATGGATGGTGCGCGGTTGATCACAGCTGGAAGCCGATCTGCTCGCCGGCGACGAACGGCGCAGGTTCGCCTGGCGGCATTGGCAGGCCTTCCCATGTCGAGCGCCGTCGCGATGGCGATCGAGACGGTGATGGCACCGACGCCGCCGATGGCGTTACCTGAACTGCTTCAGGGTAGGCGTCGGGATCGACGTCAGCCGCCATCTGTCGATAGCTCGCAGCGACATCGTGGTAGCCAAGGCGATCGCAAGCATCAGCGCTCGCGAGCCACCCTTCACGCTTCGTGCCGGCGAACGGGTTAAATCGGCCGCCGACGTTGAAGACCGGTGATTTCCATGTGATCTTGTCGGGACATGCGACGATGACGAGAGGCGCCAGCTCTTCTTCCGCCGGAGCGTCTGCCAGCTCCGCGAGCATCTGGCCGACTATGCCGTCGAGGGTATCGGCGACCCTGCCATCGACGACCGTGCCCGATAAGCGCCGAGCTTCGGATCGCCGCGACCATTGCGCTGCGTATTTCTCAAGGAAGGCGCGTCGGCTGGGCGTCATGCCAGCCGTTCCCTGCCGATCATTGTTCGCTTGTCAGCAGCGTTGTGGCGAGTAGCTTCCATGGCATGGACAGCAAGATCAGCGACACGAACTCCAAGGTCGTCGTCGAGTACAAGAACAAACAGCCACTCGATCTGCTCGAGCTCACTAGCTCGCTGACTGCGGTGGGCGAACAGTATCGGCGGTATGCGTCTCGCGAGCTTCGAAAGAGCGTGCAGGCGAGGCTTTTTGTCGGCCAGCTTCGTAGCGGCAGCATCATTGCCGAGCTGATACCGATCATGCAGGCGGCGGACTGGGTTTACACCCATACCGATCTCGCTGGTGGCTTCGTCGCGAACTACGGCGACATCCTCAATATGATCAGAGGGTTCGGACCAAGTTCGCGGCTTCTGGAAAAGGCTGACGTCCGCGGCGCCAAAAGCTTCGTTACGCCCGCCGCTCGTGACCCTGGAGCAGAGATCAATATCTATGCCCAGGAAGGTGCCACGGTCACGACGAACGTCTTCAATTTCGGGACGTTCGGCGCACAGGAAATTCGCCGCAATGCCGATATGATCCTCGGCGGCCTGCCCGCCGAATACGACTTCGATGCCGCTCCGATGGTCCTCTACCAGATGCGGGATGGACCCGCCGGCACGGCTGGAGATTATGGCATCATCGACCGTTTCGGCCTTGCGCCCGTGAAAATCCGATGGTCCAGCGACGAGGTGAAGTCGAGCGTCCTCGAGCGGGACGAGAACGTCTTCCATCTCGTCTATTTTGTCACCGGCACCGCCATTACCGCCGGCGGCCGCGTGGCCGCTTTCAATATCCGCCGTCTCGACGACGTTGGCGTGCGGCCGACGGAA